GAGCATCAGAATTCATTGATGAAGGTGCCTATCAAGGCGGTCTCCGCAAGTGGTTCAAACAACGCTGGGTCAACATTGGCAAGAAAAAAAAGGGTGGTGGCCATCCTGAATGCGGCACCTCGGGAGAGAAAAAAGGCTACGCCAAATGTGTACCTGCTGCCAAGGCCGCAGCCATGACCGACAAAGAAAAATCATCTGCAGTGCGACGCAAACGTGCTGCACAGAGCCGTGCAGGCAAACCCGGCAAGGACGTGGGTGGTGGTGGTCGCAAGCCCACCAATGTGGCCACCAAAGTTGATGAAGAAAATCTTGCAGAGTTGACATTCAAGGGCAGTCCGTGTACAGTGGATTGTTCAGGACATCAAGCCGGATATGAATGGTATCAACGGAAACAACGCAACCCCAATTCCTGGAGCACCAGTTTCAATAATGGTGCTGCCATAGCCGCGGCGGGACGATAATGGCATTCCTTGTAGCCAACGTGCCGCCCATCAAGTGCTTTGTTCGTCGTGAGTTCTTGTACAATCACGAGCATGGGCACGGTGAACTGGAACCCTGTTACTGGGTCACGGTCAAGGCCATCAAAGGCCAGGTGTTCCGCATAGAATGCATGCTTACAGATTATGGTGCACTGTATGACAAACTGCCCATTTCGGCCTATGTTTGGAAAAAACCCGATGATGGGCACTATCACGAACTGGATCACTTACAGATCTGGGACTGCCTGGGCTATGACATGTCCGTGATAGAAAAAAGCAATCTACGTGGTCTCAAGGTCAAATACTATGGCAAGGACCGCGAGTTCCATTTTGGAAGATATCTGTTTACCGTGGATTTCGCTTCGCCTGACGCCAATTGCCTGGATGTGACCTTTACCGAAGGTGTGCAAGAGCACAAGAGTTACAATTTTATACAATTAGACAACGGTCAGTTCGCCTGCCAGCCCAACAATCGTTGCCTGTGGTATGATGTCAGCCTGGTGCCTGCTGTGCTGAAAACGCCAGACTTCAAGATCCCCACCGAAACCCTGTCAGTGGAACACCGTGCCAAATGGAGTGCTGGCGGAGATGATGCCTGGTTCTATCGTGGAACAGCCACCGATGAATGACTATCCAGTATGGCCCGAAGACGATGACACTGATCGGCCTCGCAATCCCTACAGCCCCCAATGAGCGACAGGCAAGAAACCTATATCTACGAAAGCCCCGACGGTGGCGACACTGTGTATCGCCGACGCATGGGTGATGCACAACGCGAACTTCACAGCATCAGTGAGAAGAAACGCTGTTTAATAAGTGATATAAAGAAAAACAAACTCTGGGGTGACATACATCGTGCTGCCCAATCCGATCCTGTATTACAACACATGCTGGATCAAGTTGAAATATATCATAGATTGAAGGATTCGCCTTAGGACCGTTAGACCTACGGTGAGTGGGCGGCTGCTGCCTGCATGATCGGAATCGCTACCCAGATCATCAAAGTGAGCATAATTCATTTGACATCCCGTTATCTTTGTTATATACTTCTGTAAAGGAGATAACATGGACAATCGAAACTTTTCCGCAGAACAAAAAGCCAAACTCACCCAGATCATCAATGAAGGCATGCAGGTCATGCACGAAATTGAAACTCTCAACGGTGGTCTTTCGGACACAATCAAAGCCGTGGCCGAGGAATTGGATATCAAACCCAATATTCTCAAAAAGGCCATCCGTATAGCACACAAGTCTGAATTTGGTAAAGAGCAACAGGATCATGAATTGCTGGAAACAATATTGACTACGGTGGGAAAAACTCTGTAAATACTGTCCTTAGAGACACGATTCGCCCACGATACGGGCAGGTAGAAAGGCTAGACGGGCCATAATCCGTGGGAGAACAATGAGTTACATCGATGCATTATTTGATCGTGATCACGATCGCATACACATCGTAGGTCGCCGTGACGGTGAACGTTACTACGAAGAGTATCCCGCTACCTATGTTTTCTATTATGATGATCCTCGGGGCAAGTTCCGATCGATCTATGGCAATCCTGTTTCAAGATTTAGCACACGGAACTCAAAAGAATTCCGACGAGAGATGGCCATTAACAAAGGCAAGAATCTCTACGAGGCAGACATCAATCCCATATTCCGTTGTCTAGAAGAAAACTACAAAGGCCAGGATGCTCCACGACTGAACACTGCGTTTTTTGACATCGAAGTAGACTTTGATCCCGAGCGTGGTTTTTCACGACCTGAAGATCCATTCAATGCCGTCACTGCCATATCTGTGTACATGGATTGGTTGGATCAGTTGGTGACCCTTGTTAAACCTCCACGGCACATGAGTATCGAAACTGCACAAGAAATCGCTGCAGAATTCCCCAACACCTTTGTGTTTGAACAGGAAGCAGAACTGCTGAGTACATTCCTCAGCATCATCCAGGATGCTGATGTGCTGAGTGGCTGGAACTCAGAAGGCTATGATATACCTTATACAGTGATGCGGGTCACCCGCATACTCAGTAAAGACGACACACGCAAGTTCTGTCTTTGGGATCAATTGCCCAAGCAAAGAACCTTTGAAAGATTTGGTGCAGAAAATCTCACGTTTGATCTTGTGGGTCGTGTGCATCTAGACTACATGCAACTGTATCGCAAATATACCTATGAAGAACGACACAGCTATAGCCTGGATGCTATCCTGGAATATGAGGAACTGGGATCTAAGACCAAGTTCGAAGGCACACTGGATCAACTGTACAATCAAAACTTCAAGACATTCATAGAATACAACCGTCAAGACGTAAACGGGCTGGCACAGATCGATCGCAAATTGCGATTCCTGGATCTAGCCAACACCCTGGCACACGAAAACACAGTGCTGTTGCCCACAACCATGGGTGCTGTGGCTGTGACAGAGCAGGCCATCATCAATGAAGCCCATGAGCGTGGCATGATGGTACCTTGCCGCAAGGAACGTCTCACTGATGAAGAAACACAGGCTGCAGGAGCCTATGTGGCCTATCCCAAGAAAGGCATGCATGACTGGGTGGGATCCATAGATATCAACAGTCTATATCCGTCATGCATCCGCGCACTCAACATGGGACAAGAAACCATAGTAGGTCAACTGCGAGCCACTATGACGGACCGCTATATCTCTGACAAACAACACAGCGGTGCCAGTTTTGCAGCGGCCTGGGAAGGACTGTTTGGCACCTTGGAATACACAGCAGTGATAGAACAACAGCGTGGCACAGAGATAACCATCGACTGGCAGGACGGTGCGGAGACTGTACACTCGGCCGCAGAAGTATGGAAGATGATCTTTGATTCTAACCAACCCTGGATGCTTTCAGCCAATGGTACCATAATCACCTATGAAACAGAAGCAGTGATTCCAGGATTGCTCAAACGTTGGTATGCCGAACGAAAAGAAATGCAGGCCAAATTAAAAGAGTGCAACAACAAGGAAGATGAAGAGTACTGGGATAAACGTCAGTTGGTTAAAAAGATCAACTTGAACTCATTGTACGGTGCCATCCTGAATCCTGGTTGCCGTTTTTTCGATAAGCGTATTGGACAGAGTACTACCCTCACAGGCCGGGCCATCGCCCAACACATGGATGCTTACGTTAACGAATGCATCACTGGCGAGTATGATCATACAGGTGCAGCTATCATCTATGGTGACACAGATTCTTGCTATTTCTCAGCCTGGCCTGCGATAAAAGATGACGTCGATGCCGGTCGCATGGCATGGTCAAAAGAAACAGCCGTGGCCTTGTACGACAGCATCTCAGATCAGGTCAATGAGTCATTTCCTGCTTTTATGGAACAGGCGTTCCATTGTCCCCGAGACATGGGATCGGTGATCCGCGGGGGCAGAGAACTGGTGGCCAACCGCGGTCTGTTTATAACTAAAAAACGTTATGCAGTGATGTACTATGACAAAGAAGGCAAGCGATACGATATCAACGGCAAGCCCGGCAAGGTCAAAGCCATGGGCCTGGATCTCAAACGGTCAGACACACCGCGGGTGATCCAGGATTTCCTTAGCGAGCTATTAAGCGATGTGTTGCAGGGCGGTGATCGCGACACAGTGATTGAAAAGATACGCGAGTTCAAGTATGCGTTCTCTGAGAGGCCGGGTTGGGAAAAAGGAAGCCCTAAGCGTGTAAACAACCTCACACAGTATGCCAAGAAGGAAGAACGAGAAGGTCGTGCCAACATGCCTGGCCATGTGCGGGCGGCCATGAACTGGAACACCATGCGAAGGATGAACGGTGACAATTATTCCATGCAGATCGTGGATGGCATGAAAACCATCGTATGCAAACTGAAATCCAATGCACTGGGATGGACCTCCATAGGGTATCCCACAGATGAACTACACCTGCCGCAGTGGTTCCGAGAACTGCCGTTTGATGATGCTGAGATGGAAGCCACAGTAGTAGATCAGAAAATAGACAATCTCCTGGCAGTGTTAGGTTGGGATCTGTCATCGGCTACCAACACAGATAACACTTTTCAATCTTTGTTTGAGTTCTAACATGAAACTCAGTGAATTATTAAAATACAAACTTTACATAGCAAACTGCACTGCTAAACCCACTGCAGATTATGCATCCAATCATCTCGGTGATATTGTTAATACCATATCTAATCATCAACTGCAGTTCAGTGATTGTCGGCAACACCTACATGAAACACTAGATGACATAAATGAACATTTTCAACAATTCCAACAAACCATTGATCGTTTGAATGCTGAAATTGACGATATAATATCCTCTCTACAGCCAAAGTATTTTTTGCAGAGTTATCGTCTGTATGAAGAAATGGTAGCCTACGATACCACTGAATACATACTTGGTCGTCCATTAAAAGATGTTACTGATGATATCTATGATTTTATCAATGCTCGCATCAAACTCTACGACGATTGGAAATATCCTGGCATGATCATAAGACCGGGACGTGAATCATTCATTGACCAAATGGTGGGATGCGATCCATTGTATTTGGTAGATCAATCTTATGATCTTTTGCAACCAGCACAGGATCGATTTGGTCAATCATATCGTAACAGATTAAGAACTTTTGTCATGTATGAAAAACGTGACAACGGAATACTACAAGATCTGCCAGATGGTCAATTTGGCTTGGTTGTGGCCTATAATTTTTTCAATTTTCGACCCATGGAAATCATTGAAAAATACCTCCAAGAAATTTTTATAAAACTAAGACCAGGTGGTACTTTGGCCATGACATACAACAACTGTGATCTTCCAGAAGGCACAGGCTTGACAGAGTGCTTTTATATGTGTTACACTCCTGGTAGGATGTTGGAAGAACTGGCTCGGAAAACAGGATATGAGATCCATTTCCGTTATGATACACATGTGCCCAACACATGGTTAGAGCTTCGTAAACCCGGTGTGCTCGAATCCATCCGCGGCGGCCAGGCTCTGGCAGAGGTTAAAAACAAATAGTTGCAAAATCTAAATATTATCTGTACAATAATATCAAACATAGGAGAGTATCATGAGAGACCATCTTTTAGATCTAGTAGAACATACTTTTGACCTTGGCTGTATCGATCTTGTAAAGATCACTGGAACCGCCAAAGAAACCTTGATTGCTGGCATGGCCGAAGATCGTTCGGTGGTGGTAGAGGGCCGATTTCTTGCACCAGTGGCCGAATTCATTGGCACATTTGGTATGCCTAATCTATCTAAACTCAAGATCCTGTTGAATCTTGCTGAATATAAAGAAAATGCTACGATCGTTGTGACACGCCAGGAACGCAACGGTGAGCAGGCTGCTGTGGGTTTGAATTTTAAAAATGCTGCTGGAGACTTCCGTAACGACTACCGTTTCATGACCTCTGAAATCGTAGCTGAAAAATTGAAAACAGTAAAGTTCAAAGGTGCCAACTGGCATGTGGAGTTTGAACCTACCGTGGCTGGTATACAACGGTTGAAGATGCAGGCACAGGCCAATGCCGAAGAATCTGTATTCCAGGTCAAGACCGATGGCACAGATCTCAAATTTTCATTCGGTGATCACTCTACACATGCCGGAGAATTTGTGTTCCAGCCTGGTATCTCTGGTGCACTCAAGCATGTCTGGTCTTGGCCCGTAAAACAAGTAATATCTATCTTAGACCTTACTGGTGACAAAATCATGCGTATCTCTGATGAGGGTGCAGCACAGATTACTGTAAACTCTGGCATTGCCGAATACAATTATATCCTGCCAGCACAACGCAAGTGACTGACCAAGTAAATCTCACTGCCCAACAGCAGGACTATGCCATATTCCTGCCGGCTATCTCCAGTTTCTATGCCTCATACATAGGTCGGCAGCGAAGCAGTCCCTATGTGGAGCAGAGTCGCATGCCCGCTGGCATACCCGACATGGAGATGATGAATTGGTTGAATTCGCAGCAGGGATTATTTCCCTATCGCTGGAGCCTGTATTCAGCTGGTCATGCCAATCTGGATCTTGCCAAGCCGGATCCCAAAGAGGACATGGTTCGCAATCGTGACGCTAACACCATCATGTTGGCAGACTCGGGCGGTTTCCAGATTGCCAAGGGTGTGTGGCCTGGTCGCTGGGCAGACTTCACGGACAAAAAAGCCGAAGCACAACGTGAAAAGGTATTGAAGTGGCAGATGGGCATAGCCACGCATGGCATGACCATGGACATACCCACCTGGACCTATCTTGATCCCGAGGCATCGGTGTTGTGTGGCATACACTCATACGACGATGCTGT